ACCACCGTGAGGCGGAACGTGACATGTCACGGATCCTCCACTTAATTGAACACAATGGGATCGAAATATTAACGATCACATTCCCCTTCGTGGGTAAGCACCTAGATAAGGCGCTCTCACGGGGGGTCCTAACCTCTACCAGAGCTATGGGGTTCGCCCCATATGGTAAAGGCACCACAGTCCCAAGACTTTTCAAGGGATTATGGCTACGAGTGTTTAATAAAGACGGTGTGCTTCAGGAGAACCCTGACATCAACGCGATCCTGTCCCTTCGTCAGCTGCTTAACGCGGCCAAGAAGTTAAGGATTACATGTGATGAGTCAAAGACCATTTCTACGGTCAGAGACTTCTTCAGGCTGGATGAATCGCTTCGATTACCTTCCCTTAGTTGGGGCGGTGATCGCATTGATCTCGACGCTAGCAGCAATATCCATCTTGTTGATGGTATTGCAAAGCTCGCTAGAGAGCCAAGCCTTTTCGAGGACCCTGATGATGAATCAGGTATCCATCGATCGGCGGTCTTCATCCAACTCCTTGAGAGGATCCAGCAAGTTGCTGACATCTACTCAAGTTCCCTCGGCTGGTTCGACCCAGCAGAGTGGAGACTGAAGCACGGACCTGGTGCTGTATCCGACGCTAAGTTCGGAAGCGAGAGTAAATACTCGTTTCCTACGTGGCCGGATAAGCTTGATCGTGTCTTCCCAATGGACCAGTTTGGCTTTGCCAACGCTGGTTGTTGGGTTGACCACCTGGAGCAAGGAGATAGTTCTCATAGGAATTATGAGGCTCCTTCAAAGCTCATTGCCGTTCCAAAGACGCAGAAGGGACCGAGGTTAATAGCCTCGGAACCGGTTTGCCATCAATGGGCACAGCAAGCCGTGAAAGACTTTCTCACGGTTCAGGTTGGTAAGTCTTCCCTGGCTGCGTCTATTCACTTTCGTGACCAGACGCACAACCAGGACCTTGCCAGACAGGCATCCCAAGACGGTATGCACGCGACGATTGATTTGTCAAGTGCTTCCGACTGCGTATCTTGTTGGTTAGTAGAGAGAATTTTTAGGAGGAATAAACCCCTTCTAGAAGCTCTCCACGCCAGTAGGACACGATGGCTTGAGAATCAAATCTCTCACGAACCCAAGTATCATAAGATACGTAAGTTCGCAGCCATGGGAGCAGCTACTACCTTCCCTGTTCAAACCATCATATATGCGGTGGTGATCGCAGGATCGATGCTGGACCATGATGGGCAACACTTTGTGCCTATCACGGAAGCGTCGATACGAGAGGTAGCGTCCCAGTTCCGGGTCTTTGGTGATGACTTAGTCATCCCATCGACAGTAGCGGAACGCGTAGCCGGGGTTTTAAGATACCTCGGGTTCAAGGTTAATCACGACAAAACTCACACGGGAGGGGTGTTAAGACACACCTTCCGCGAGAGTTGCGGCGCTGAATGCTTCGGTGGCAGCGATGTCACCCCAGCATATTTCCTTGACGTCTACGACAAGTCCCGTCCCTCAACCGTAGCCACTCTTGTGGAAACTTCGAATAACTTCTTTATGAAGGGATTCTGGGTGACCGCTGAGTGGATCAAGTCGACTCTGCCACAATCGCTCCAGCAGGAGCTTCCTGTGGTAAAGACGGTTAGTGGGCAGTTCGGTCTGCTTAGCTTCTCAGGGGAGGACCTGTCCCACCTAAAGAAAAGGTGGAACAGCAACCTCCAGATTAGCGAACTCCGGGCACTTACTCTTACGAGTAGATCGCCTAGAATGCAGACAGGGACACATGCGGAGTTGCTTCAGTTCTTTTCTGAAGAACCAAACCCTGACTTCCCTTGGGAATCAGGGTACGCTCCGCGTCCGACGACCAAGGTAGGTCGACG